CAGCATCCCTTAAAGCGCCAACGGGTAATGGCCCAGGGTGCGGGGCTGTGATCACCTCCGGCTTTCTTTCTTCTTTTGGCTTAACATGGTCGCTTAGTTTTTGGACATTCTTGCCCATTATACCGTCAACCATTTTTTGAGACTGCTCATCTAAGGGAGCCGATTCGCGCTCAATTCCCAATAACTTGGCCGCACTACTACCCGCCGCCGCCATGTTGCCGTTATGTTCTACCTGACAAAATACGCTGAACGCATCGTGTGAGTGCCCATCCGCCAATGGGTCGCTGCCGTGATGACTATAGACGCGTGCGGGGTCACTGTCTGGCAGCATGATAACGCCGGGTATGCCGCTAGTGCTGTTCGGGCAGCGCCACCGCTTGCCGGCTTTTTTGTAGCTGTTTGCCTCTAATATATTTCCAGGCTCATAATTTTGATTGAACTGACCTATAACCCCGCCGTTTTCATTTTCGCCCTTGTAGGCTTTCGGCTTCACTCCGGTTGGTATTCGGCTAGTGTCTTGCTTGGCCCATGGGCAAGCGTCTTTCATGGCGTCTTTTGCTATCTCCCAGTTCTGCCATGCGTTCAATAAATTAAAAGGAAGATCCGGTAATTTTTCCCAGTCGCCTATCCACTGATATGGCTTTCCGGTGTCTGGGTGTATAGATGGCGGTAGAACGTCCTGTGTGTCGCCAGCGCGGAATTCAATCACACATCCTATGTCTGGCCAGCTCAGGGCGTGACGCTTTGCCGGTAGTTCTGGCGGTGCTTTATAGATCAGCTTGGCCCGGTTGTCGCGCCCGCTGCTAATCTGTACGCCTTCTGATAACAGCGCGTCCATATCAACGCCGATTGCTTCTAGTGCCGTTCTTGAGTGTTCCAGGTTGTCTATGTCAATGGTGCAGGTTCCTGACAATCTGTGAATTAGGCCGATATTGTCAGTGCACTGCGCAAGGGTCACGCCCTTTTTCTGCCATCCAATCCCGCTTGGCGCTTTGCTGTTAGGTGGTATGACGCAAAGCGCCCAGCCTTTTTCTATGTAATTTTTTGCGTTGCCTTCCATTATCTGGCTCCCGCCTCTTTCTGTTCAAGGTAGTCTGAAAGCTTCTTCACCGTGTCATAGCTGGGGTTCTTGCCCTTGCTCATCAATCTATAGATAGCATTGCTGTGGACGTTTGCAGCCTTCGACACGGCCATCAGATTGCTGTCTTCCAGTTTATGCTTTATCTGCTCAAGTGTTAACATTTTTAAACCTCTTGTGATTTTGTTTCAATTCGATGTTGACAATACTAACCGCACACCGTAATCTTTGCAACGTAAACCGAATAACACAACGCAAAGAAGGAAGGAAAAAATGACAGAGCACACTATAGCCCAGCTCGCTAAAGATTGGAGAGAAGCAAAAACCGCCGAAAACACCTCAAGAGATTTCCGGCTAGAAACCGAAGGAAAAATAATTGACTTGGCTGGAATGAAGGCTGAGGGAAGCCAGACACATGATGCCGGCACGTACAAGATAACGGTAACGTCTAGCATGACAAGAAAACTGGATGAGAAAAAGTGGAAAGAAATAGAGTCAAGCATTCCAGAGGATCTGCGCCCCGTCAATTATAAGCCGTCTATTGACCTTAAAGGCATTCGATACCTTCAAGAAAATTACCCGGAAACCTACGCAATCGTTGCCAAGGCGCTGACTGTAACCCCCGCCAAGCCAAGCGTAAAAGTAGAGGACAAATAATCATGGCTTTTGACCTATCAAGCATTCAGCAAGGCGCTGACCCTCGCGCCCCTTTAATTGTTATTCATGGTGCTCCAGAAGCCGGCAAGACAACATTTGCAGCCAGCGCACCAGATGCAATTTTTATCAGGGTAGAGGACGGCTTAGGCATTAACGACGTGCCCACCTTTCCTGTTGTTCAAACCATTGCCGATGTCATGGCCGCTATTGCATCGTTGTATTCAGAGCATCCTTACAAAACTGTTGTGATTGACAGCCTTTCAGCTCTTGAGCCTCTGATCTGGGATCAGGTTGCAAAGGACCAGGACAAAGATAGCATCGAAGATATTGGATTCGCCAAGGGCTACATCTTTGCCATGGAATATTGGCGGGATCTTGTTAAGGCTGTTCTTGGCCTGGCAAAACGTGGCGTGACTCCTGTTCTGATTGCGCATAGTGACATTGTGAAGTTTGATCCGCCAGACGGCGAGCCGTATGACCGTTATCAGATTAAGCTCCACAAGCGGGCATTTGCCTACCTGTATGAGCAGGCGGACATTATCGGCTTTGCACATAAGCCGGTATACGTTAAGAAAACTGACAAAGACGACAAGCAAGGAAAGGCAAAAAGTAAAGGCCAGAGATTGCTCAGGGTGTCAGAATCGGCCGCAGTGATTGCAAAAAACCGCTACGCAATGCCGGAAGAAATACCACTAGAATGGCAGGCGCTTGCAAATAGCGTTCCGTTTTATGCACAAAGCACCGAAGTAAACACCGAAACCCAAACCGAAGACGAGGAATAAATCATGCAATTTAACAACTTCAACGCTAACGACATCGCAGAACAAGACAGCTTTGAGCCAATCCCTGCGGGCTGGTATACGGCCATGATTACTGAATCCGAGGAAAAGCCCACCAAGTCCGGCAACGGCAGTTACTTGCAGCTTCGTCTTGATATTATCAATGGCGAATTTGAGAACCGGGTGATCTTTGAGCGGCTGAACTTGGACAACCCAAACGAGACAGCCGTGCAGATTGCACAGCGTACACTGGCCAGCATTTGTCGTGCCGTTGGCATCATGCAACCAAAGTCATCGGATGACCTGAAAGAAACTCCTTTTATGGTAAAGGTAGGTATTCAGCCAGCGTCAGGTAACTACGAGGCAAGTAATAACGTAAAGGGCTATGCCCCGGTTGATGGAGCACAGAAAACGGCTCCTGTAAGCCCTAAGGCGTCAGCATCAAAGCCAGCGGAAGCGCCAAAGGTAAGCAAGAAGCCTTGGGAGTGAGTTAACGGGGCGGCTTCGGTCGCCCTATCTTTTAAAGGAGGCGCATCATGTCTAAAAAAGAATGCAAGAAGTGTTTTGACATTAAGAGCTATTTCGATTTTTCAGAAAAAAAAAGTGCTAGTGACGGGCTTCAAGCCCGCTGCAAATCTTGCATATCTGAAGATAGCGCCGAATACCGATTGGCAAACAAGAAATCTATAGCTTCGCGAGCGGCAAAATATTATTCATCAAATAAGGAAAGAATAGCCAATTCCGTCAACAAAGAGTTGAAATCTAAATATAACGCCGAATACCATCAAAAAAACAAAGAAGCAATATACAAACGCTATTCCGAATACCGAAAAAATAGACTAATAACAGATCCAGCGTTTGCACTTAAGCACAGAATTGGAACTCTAATAAGGCAATCAATAACAAGCAAAAGCTACACAAAAAAAAGTCTTACAGCAGAAATATTAGGGTGCACAGCGTCTGAGTTTTGCAACCATATAGAGCGTCAATTCACAAAAGGAATGAACTGGGAAAACAGGGACAAGTGGCACCTTGATCACATAGTTCCTATCAGCAGCGCAGAGACCGAAGAAGATGTAATACGGCTAAGCCATTATCTAAATTTGCGCCCTCTATGGGCAGAAGAAAACCTATCAAAATCAAACAAACAAACGCATCTAATTTAATTACAGAAAGAAGGAAATAAATAATGAATGAAATAGCGAACCAAATATACAGATCCTACGAAGACAATCGAGAGCAGCCTCACCGTGCGCACATGGGTGGCAGTCAAATTGGAAACCCCTGCGATCGTGCTCTTTTTTACCAGTTCAGATGGGCCTGGCACGCAAAGCCGCCAGGTAGAGTATTGCGCCTATTACAGCGAGGGCATGAAGAAGAAAAAAAAGTAGTAAATGACCTAAGGTCTATCGGGGCAACTGTTCTGCCGCTTGATCCGGCTAATGGCGAGCAGTGGTATTTCTGGGAACATGGCGGACACTTTGGCCTTTCTTTGGATGGCGCTTTAAAAGACCTTCCAGGCTATGAAGGCTGGATGGCAATGGAGATCAAGACAGCCGGCAAAAAGTCATTCACAAAGCTAATAAAGGCTGACAACGTGGAGGCTTGGAACGCTCAATACTGGGCGCAGATCCACGTCGGTATGCACCTTGCCGGCATTGATAAATGCCTTTATGTGGTTGTTGAAAAAGACAGTGACAGTATATGGACAGAAGTCTACGAGGCGGATCATGCCTTGGCAGAGCGTATGCTAAAAAAAGCCGGCAAGATTATATACGCCGAAGATCCGCCTGAAAAAATCAGCGAAGATCCCGGCTGGTATCAGTGCAAATTTTGCGATCACTGGCCAGTGTGCCACGGAAACAGAGTGGCAGAAGTTAACGAGCGCACGAATATACACGCAACGCCAATGCCTGACGGCACATGGTCTAACGATAAAGGTGAAACATCAATCAGTGTAAGCGACCAAAGAAAGGCGCAAGCTTCGCACCTTATGCGTCCTGACTTGGTGCCGTATGCAACTGCCGTTAACAGCGACGGAAAGACATTTATTGAATATGACAACGGAATGATCAACCACATTGACGGAGCCGCAGGCGGGCGCAACTGCTACACCAGCCAAGAGATGCACGCATCAGAAAAACCTCTACCGCTTGATAGTGATGCCGAAGACATACGTCAAAAGTTTTCCGGCAAGGTGGGCAAAAATGAATAAAATTATTCTTCGAGACTACCAAAAAGAAGCGATTGATAGCGTTTGGAAATACTGGTCAAAGACGAAGGGAAACCCGCTCATTGTCGCCCCTTGCGGGGCCGGAAAGTCTTTAATTATTGCCGACCTAATCCAACAGCTTCACCAGGAACACGGCGCAAGGGTTTTGATTCTCACGCACAGGGCCGAGCTATTGCAGCAGAATGAGGCAGAACTGCAAAAACTATTGCCGGGCGCAAAGACTGGTTTTTTTAGCGCAAGCCTGGGGAAAAAAGAATACTTTTCGCCAATCACCTTTGCCGGAATACAAACTATAGAAAAGAACCTTCATAATTTTGAACCTTTCGACATTTGCCTTATTGATGAGTGCCACCTGTTGCCAAGAAGCGCCCAGACTCAGTACGGACGTGCCTGTACGCTATTAAAGCAAATGAACCCTAAGTGCCGTTTTGTGGGGCTAACCGCCACACCTTTTCGATTGGACAGCGGATCTCTGCACAAGGGCGAGGGCGCTCTTTTTGACAGCGTAACCTATGAAATCCCAGTGCAAAAACTGGTTGATAGCGGCTACCTTGTGCCAGTAACAGCAAAGCGTGGCGTAACGGTTGCCGATATGTCAGGGGTAAAAAAACGGGGCGGCGATTTTGTCAGCAAAGAAATGGCGCAAGCTTTTGATAATGTTTTGCAAAGCGCTTGTGATGAAATAATAGAGCGCGGAAAGGGCCGAAAAGCGTGGATGGTTTTTTGCGCCAGTGTTGAGCAGGCCGAAACAACAAAGCAAATAATGATTCAATCAGGAGTAAGTGCAGAGTTAATTACAGGCGACACGCCAAGGGCACAGAGAAAAGACATTATTGATCAGTACAAGGCCGGCAAGGTTCGATGCCTTGTTAATGTTGACGTTCTTACGACAGGGTTTAACGCCCCTATAACAGACCTATTGGCGCTTGTCAGAGCGACTGACAGTACGTCTCTTTATGTCCAGATTGTTGGTCGCGCTATGCGAACGCATCCAGGCAAAAAAGATGCGCTTCTTCTTGATTTTGGCGGCAATGTTGAACGACACGGGCCTATTGATGACGTGATAATAAAACAGCCCAGCGGGAGTGGCGACGGTGAAGCCCCGGCAAAGGCTTGCCCAGAGTGTCACAGCATATTGCCGTTGTCGTCTCGTCAGTGCCCCGACTGCCTGTATATTTTCCCGCCACCAAATCCAAGCTATAACGGCACCGCTTTTGATGGCGCTGTAATGGCAAGCCAGAGAAAGCCGCAATGGGTAAAAGTCGATAAAGTGGCCTATAAGCGCCACAAGAAAGAAGGCAAGCCGGACAGCGTTAGAATCGAATACAAGTGCGGCCTTAAAACTTACAAGGAATGGCTGCTGCCAGAGCATAGCGGGCGAGCTAAAATTGAAACAGATAAAAAGTTTCGTGATAGATATGGGGCTGAGGCACCTATTTCAAAAACCACAGATGCAATATTAGAAATTTCAGATTTTTTACGATGCCCTGAATTTATTTTAGTCAAACAGGAAGGAAAATATGAGCGAGTCGAACAAGTCCATTTTGGAAGCCAAGAACCGACAAATGCCGGGTGCGCCAACATGGCTTAAGTGTTGCGCAACCTGTGAAAAATTATCCGATAACGGACACTGTGAGGCTTTTGATGACTACCCGCCAATTCATTACATCGAAAAAGAAAACGACTGCCAAGAGCATGATCTTGCCCTGCCCTTCTGAGCATATTGAACAAAGGGATTTTGTATCGTGGTGGAGAAAGACCCAGGCCGATGACATCTTTGCAATCCCAAACGGCGGCAAGCGCGGAAAGATCACGGCGGCAAAGCTGAAGCTTGAGGGGGTAACGCCTGGCGTCTGGGATCTTTTTGTACCTGCAAGATTTCTTTGGATAGAGTTTAAGCGCTCCAGGCAAGGCACTCTAAGCACAGAGCAAAAAGCGTTCGGAACTGCAAGGCTAAGCGAGGGCTATACCTGCATGGTGGCATGGGGCTGTGCGGATGCCGTTTTACAGATTGATAGCGGTATTCGTAGCGACTGGAAGCGGCCAAAGAAACCGAAGCACTAAGACTCTATAAATTACGATCTAAGTGTTTACAATAACGCACCGCTGGTTTATTGTTAACGCACGAATAACGAAAAGGAGAAGTGAGATGCACGCAGATTTGAGGTGGTTAGCAGAGATTGTGAGCCAGTGGGGAGGGACTTACGGGTTCCCTTATATATTTTTCGAAGGCCCTGCTGAGGGGTATGTCAACACAAAGAACGGATCAGTTAGGGCATACACCCGCGAAGAATGGCAAGCCGCCCGCAATGAGATAATTAGCCCATTCAGCAGCCCAGAAGAAGACGAAGCCTGGCAAGCCGCAGAGAAGCGCATGCATGCCATTGGCCATAACGGCGGCACAGGTGAGCAT